CACCAACACCATAGGTAATCCCCACCAACGCAAACAGGGACGCATACGAGGTGCGGCTGATGGCAGAGCCATCTGCCAGCATCCACTTGCCACCCGCAGGAGCAACAGAACCAGCAAACGGCACCAGTCCACCAATGGGGGCAAACAGGTTGGTAACCCCAGCATCCAACTTGACAGCAGTAATAGCCCCAGTGTCAATATTGGTGCCGTTAGAAATACCTTCAGCGAAGTTCTTGACCGCAGTAAAGTTGGCGTTAACAGCAGACGCAACCGCTGCCGTACCACCAGTGAAACTGTTCGGAATAGTCAAAATTGCCATAATTACCCCTTAACCCTTCTGGGCTGCCATTTATAACCAATACTGTTAATACCCCACGGTTTGCTCAGTTCACCAGAAAACCGCAGTTGAACCGCTTTGCACAAACCAAGATTCTTTGCTGTCTTAATTGTTCCACCAAGAACCTCGTTGGACCAGTAAGAACCGTAAGGGTCCTGACCAATGGGTTCGTAAGCCCACAAACCAGTGTCCCACACCAAACCGCCCTCAGTGGCGGTTTGAGTCAAAACAAACGACCTAGCCTCCGCACCGTCAGCCTCCTGAAAATCGTGGTAAACATCAACCGTAATATTCTGAACAGTGTCAGTTTCCCTCATAACCAAATCAGGTCGGCGAAACATTTTGCGCTGAAGATAAGAACCAGCATCAAACCATTTAGTCCTGTAGATGGTATTAAAACCATCGTTGGAGCCGTCAACATCAATCTTGTCGTAAGGCAAACCATAACGGTCCACATTCAAAACGCAAGGAACAGTGGGATGGCACATCAGGCGGTACTCAACACCCGAGGAATCCCGATAATCCGTACCACCGACAACACCCTTGTTGTCGTATGTTTGAAACATTGTGTATGACCGCATAGACGGGTCAAACACAATGTTCACAGTAGCAACAACGGCACCCACACCAGTAGTGCTATAAGGCAGGGACAACCAAACACGGCGACCTACCCAAGACACACTGACAGCCTCTGCGGCTGCCGAATTGATATAACCCAAATCGTATGCAGGTCTCAGAGGTTCAAACAGGTCCACAATCTGTGAACCATCAAAAAAGTGCAGACCCTTTTGAGACGAATAAAAATACACGCCAGTTTCCGTCTGCACCATCGCATGATGGTCGGAACAACCAATACTGGTTGACACCTCCACAAGCCTGTAATCAGTGTTGTCATAACCATAAAGCGCATAAATCGCATACTGCTTAAAAATAACAAGAACACCGTTAACAACAACCATCCCAGTGATACCCTCGCCACCACCAAGAATGTCAAAATAGTCATCCTCTTCCCACTTCTGCGGCAAAGACTCCTGAGAAAAATGCACTCGGTTGCGGTGATACACACCCTCCGTAACAACATTCGCGGCAAACATTTTGTTCGTATGAACAATAATATGTTCAGCCTGCGGGAACTTGTCGTTTGTCCCCGCCAACCAATCCGAGTTCAGAACAATGCCACCCAACGCCGTAGCGTATGTGGTGGCACCATTCCACTTATAGGTAGCACCAGCCGCACCACCAGTACCAGTAGCAATATACAATGTGTCACCCCAAGGGGCAAAACAGGCACCATGCAGCCCGTTTGCCGCAATAGGGTTACCAGCAGAAAACTCCAAATTAGTGAAAGTGTTAGAAGCAGGAACCCAACGCTGAACACGCTGGTGATTAGCCAACATCAAATTCGTGTTGGCACCATAAAATGGTGTCAACTTCTGCGGAGACCAAGTACCAGCAATATTCACAGAATGAATACGCTCCATACCACCCCGAGAAAAAACACCGCCACGCGGGTCAACCTCAACATTCAACATCTCAGGAGACTCGTTATCGGACAACTGAAACTGGTCAGAACGCAAGTTCAGACCACCAGTAAAATCCTTCTGCTCATAAATCTGCATCGCCACCGTTTAACCCCACTGGTTGCGACCCAAAGACTCCAACCACCCCTTATAGGTCGGACGAGTGGCAGTCCGAGCAGTGGACAACCTGAGGGGCATATGACTGTTCGGAATCTGTGCGTTCTTCACAGCCAGTGCCACACCCTCATCAAAAGCAGACTTATAAATCATAGCCATGTCGGTATCCTCAAGTTGCTGATACACGCGAGACACCGCATAGTAAACCAGCGGAAAATGCAGACTCGGAATAGCGTCAACCTCGCCACCCTCCGTCTGCCAATCCAGCGGCTCCCTATAGCCACGGCAAGTCAGCACCCGAGAGTTGTTCGGCTTCGGGTACAGGTGAATCTGCTCAGCCCACACCGCATAAAACAGGGGGTCACCATTAACATCATACGAACCAGAATAAGTCTGCTCAGCCTCGTCATACCCCAGCATATCAAGACGGTAACCAACACCACGGTTATCCACAATGCTGACAATCTGAGACATCGGTTCGGTCGTTATCGTCTCAAACGAATACGCCCGAACCCCAGTCTGAGTAGTAAAAGAAAACGAATACTCAAGAAACGACCAACGCTTCTCCGTATCCAAAATACGATAATAGCCATCCCTGATATACAGGTTCAGCAAAGAATCCGACAAATCATCGGTATCCAAATCCACAATACCCCGAACGGCTGTCCGAATATCGGCAGCCGTCATAGTGCTATACGCCATCAGACACCTCCACAGCCACAGCATTGTCCTTGCGGGCAGACCTCAGATGCCCAGCACAAAAAACCTCATCCTTGACACGATTTCCCTCACAAGTGTCATCCTTGGCGGAACACTTGTTTCCCCGCCCAATATAAGGACCAGAAGCAGCAGCAAGGCGTGAACCATCCACGGCGGCAAGACGCTTGCCGCCAACAGGCGTTCCATAATACGAATGTGCGGGGACAGAACCAGAAATACTCATATAAATATGGTATCTGTTCTACTTCTTGCCGCCACCCTTCGGCTTGCGAGAAGGAGCAGGACGAGTCCCACGGAACCTGCGCTTATCCTCAGCAATTTCCGCCTTAGACTTATCCGCCTCATAATCAGAACGACGACCCCTAGGCTTAGACTTAGAACGCTTCGGAACACGCGGAATATTCGGTGCCTCACCAACCCGCGCATCACGCTCAGGACTACGAGGCGGAGTATTACCCTCCCTACGCAAACGCTTGTTAGCCTGTGATTCAAGCCACTGCTCCCGAGTCTTGCGGGGACGCTCGGGGTTACCCCTAGGACCCTTTGTGGTGGGAGCCTGCTGACTCATCCAACCCACACTCGGCGCGTCCTCCGCCCTACGAACAGGACCAGCCGACTTGCGCGGAGGCTGCTTCTTGGCGGGAGCCTTGCTCGCCTTCTTTGCGGGAGCCTTAGCGGCTTTCTTCGCAGGTGCCTTGGCAGGTGCCTTAGCCTTTTTAGCCGCCTTGGCTCCAGCCTTGGCGGCATCATCGCCCCACATACCTAAAAGCAGTTTCAGCAAATCATCCGCTGCACCGCCACCACCACGCACCCTAGCCATTACTTCCTCTTATTCACTTTACTATAAGCCTTGTCGGTGGCAGTTATGCCACCAGCAAGAATCGCACCCTTAGCCGCACCACGAACAGTACGCTTACCAGCCGCCTTAGAACCAGCCTTAACAGCCTTAACAACCTTCTTAGCACCCTTAGCACCCTTGGCAGCACCCTTGGCAGCCTGAACAGCCTTAACACCCTTAATGCTTTTATCAACAGCCTTAAACGCCGTACCATAAGGCAAAAGCCAAGTAGCACTATTAAAAGCGACATCCTTCCACCCCTTGGAGGGGTCACCAAAAGCCGCAATAGAACCCGTCTTAGCAGTTTTCCTAGTTGTAACCCCAGCGTTTTTAACACCCTTAAGAGATTTCGTCACAACCTTTTTAGCGGGACCCTTCTTGCGTCCCTCATCCCAAAACGGAATTACATCCTCAAAAGCGTCACTCCAACCCTTGGGTTTACGGGAAACAGCCTTCTTCTTTGCAGCCATTAACTGCCAAACCTTCCATGCTTTTCCTCATGCGCCCGCAGTTGGCGGCGCAACCGCAACTTGTCAGACGCATTCTTGGTGTTCTTAATCTTGTCACGCAAATCCTGCTGCTCCGCAGCCCTCTTTGCGTTACCCTTGGCGCGCTGAGAACCAGCAACAGAACCCTGACGCTCAACCTCCGCAATACGCTGCTTGGACATCGGAATCTCCTTACCGCCCTTCAGTTTACTGCCCTTACGACCAGCAGCCTCACCCAACTGCTGTGCATTAACGGTACGGCTATGCTGCTTTACAAGACGCTCTTTACGCGCCTTAGCAGCAATCTGGGAAGCCGCGTCACGCGCCTCACCCTCGGCTCTAAGTTTAGCAGCATAACCTTCTTTGATGATTTTGCGTCCAGACTTATTGCCCTGCTTCGTAGCCTGCTTCGTTGCCTTACCGACAACACGAGCCGCCTGCTCACGCTTGGACGAACGCCCAGAATCCATCGCATTTTTGATGATATTCACCAGTTTTTTTGCCGCATCATCTGTCCATGCGGGCTGTGGTTTCTTAGCCACAATTAACCCCATTTCCTAGAACGATAAACAGGATTCTCCACCTGCTTAGGCGCAATTTTTTTGGTTTTGCGAGCAACACCTCTGGTGCTTTTACCAGCACGAATAGCATCCGCCACCTCAGCATAAGACCAATTCTTTTTAGCCTGCTTACGGATACCACGAGAAGTGACAGTGGGACTATTCAGTAGACGCTGATAAGAACCCTTGTCAACCTTTGACTGAGCCTTGCTGTACATTTTTTCGCCAGCCTTGGTTGACTTCTTGTCAAGTCCCGAAGCAATTTTACCCAAAGTCTTTTTTTGCTTCTGTCCACGCATGACCTTTTTGACAACTGGAACAACAATGTCGTCAATAAAACCTTCAGGTTTTTCAATGGCAGGTTTACGCTTTTTAGTAGCCATATCAGTGTTCCTTACTTCTTCTTTGACTTCTTGGTTCCAATAATCTGCTTGCCACGCGCCGAAGTGGGGCGAGGCATTTTTTCGGCTTTTATGTAATCGTCAATATCGGTAATTGCCCAATTCTTGATAGCCTTCTGCTGGCTTTTAAGTTTATCAATTTTCTTGGAAGGATACTTGCTATAACCCTTTGCGGCACTCTTGGCGAGAGCAACAGACTCCTTGGTGTTCAGTTTCTCAAGACGCTCAAGAGCATTTTTAGAACTAGACGAACCCTTGAGTTTGCCTGCCCGCATACCAGTAATGGTGGCAACCTCGTGACGGTACGCCTTGTCAAACGCTTTCTGGGCTGTTTTCTGTGCGCCCTTCTTGGGGGACTTTGCGATTTTGCGTCCCGCAAAACGCAGAGTCGCACTCAGAACATCGTCAATAACACCTTGGGGGCGTTCAATTGCTGGTTTACGCTTCCTAGTAGCCATATTGTTTACTTCCCTTTTGGTATGTAATTTTCGTTCTCAATAGCCTTGGGTGCGCGCTTTTTGGCTTTTTTGGCAAGCCCACGAGTCGGCTGAGCCAGATAAAGTGCATTTGCCCTCGCACCATAAACATAACTTTTTTTAGCCTGCTTGCGAATACCATAAGAAGTAACCGTAGGTTTATCCACATTTTTTACATTCTTTTCTTTTTTATAAACCTTGCCATGCATTTTCATTTCAGCAATATTTGCTTTTTTTTCAAACTGTTTGGCAAGTTTCCTAATGGTTTTTTTCCGATTACTCCCCTTCATCGTCTTTCTTATAACGGGAATAATCAAATCATCCCAAACCCCCTCAGGACGCTCAATAGCGGGTTTGCGTTTCCCAGCAGCCATCAGCGTGGGTATCCCTTTTTGCGGCGATAAGTCATAGACCTAGCCTGCTGACCGCTCAGTCGTGACTCAAGTTTGTAAATCTTGCCAATCTTTGCCTGAGCAGCATTTTCATAGTAAAGACGATTAGAAGAATAGCCAGACGCTTTCTTAGCCTTCTCCATAATGCGCTCTGCCTGCTTCTGTTTGGCTTTACCTTTTACGCCACGAAGTGCAGTAACAATCAAACCAACTGTTTCGTCACCCCAGTTGCCAGCACCACGAGTTTTTCCCTCAATGGCTGGCTTGCGCTTTTTGGCTGCCATCAGCGGTAACCCTTTTTGCGGACAGCAGACTTGGCGGCAGACTTCTTTTTCAGTGCCTGACCAGCCACAGCCTTCTTAATCGCCATGCCGGGACGCGGCATCGGATTAAGTCTATCATCAAAAGGGTTTCTCTTTTTCGGCATTTTGTTTTTCCTTTATGTTGTGTTA